GGAACATCAATTTCAGCTTGTCTTAAATACTCAGCATCCATTATTCCCCAATATTCTAAAACTTCGTACTTGTCTGAGCCATATGATTTATCGTTTTCATCATCACGTAGTTGAGTATCATAATACTTATCTTCGTAGTTTGCTCCCATCATTAAGCATTCACGTATTGCATCGTTGTCAAAATAAGGCATCTTACGTAATGCTCTTAGTTGACTCTTGTTTAGCTTATGTCTGTGAAATATGTATTCACATTCTTCTATGTTAGTTGCAGAAGGATCAGGGAAAAAATCCCAAACACTTACAAACTCAATTCTAGGTACTCTAACATCTATAGGAGCATAAGTTCTTTCACCGTTTTCTCCTTCATCCCAACGACTAAGAGTTTTATTAAAATTAAATGGTCCTTTAACAACTCCTGTTCCTAGTAGTGCTGACTCTAGTAACGCATTTCTTATTTCAGAGGAACCGCTTGATTCTTCGATCTGATCATGGATTAATTTTTCCATGCGTCTTGCTGCCATTTGCGCAGGTTTAATTTCAATCTCTTGAGGCTGTGGACTAGTTCCGTCACTAAGAACTTCACTAGCTTCTTCTTCTAATAAGAACTTTCCGTTACTGAAGGTAGCTCCAGCTTTAAGAGTTTTACCATCTCCTTTGTATCCTACATCAAATGGATTTTCAATTTCTGTTTCTTCTTCTGGTATGGGTACACTTGTTTCAATACCCGGAGTAGGATTCTGTGTATCTAAGTGCGCAAACTCTGCAACACCTTCAGGCATTTTAGTTTCTCGTACACCTATTGGGAATTTACCTGTACCGAAGACTACATCTATGAGTTGTCCGAAAGACGCTAATACTTTAGTTTTAGTAATCTTTACAAAGACTTTAGACTTTTCAGATTCTCTGAACTTTATATTTTTATCGTATAAGCCTCTGTAATTTCTGTAAGCTGTTAGCCATCTATGCTCGTGAGAAACTCTTGCAGTCTCTGCATCTGAAAAACGATTTTGTATTAAGCCTACTAGATTGAGTTGTTGATCTTCTTCAAGTACTAGTTTCTTTCCTTCTTCGCCTTCAATATCTTCAAAGAAAAGACTATCTGAATTATCTATAAAGGTGTTTTCGTTATTGTCTGCCATATTGTTTTAATATCCGAAATCTGGATCCGATGGTTTGTATATTGATTCTTTTTTTATTTGCCTAATTCTTTCTAATGGATCAGTAATTCGCGGTCTACTCATTATTAAATAACGTAGCGCATCGTATGCATGATCAGATGCATTCGTGTCTACGTCTTCAGGTTTAGTCTTACTCAACGGTATACTTTGTAGTTCTCGAATTAAATTAGGACAAGTGTTAAATATTTGTAATTTAGGTCGATTCCCATTATTCTGAACTTTCAAGTACTCGTGAATTTGGATTTTACCTTGTATTCTATTTTTATCTGCTCTTCTGAGCTTATGACCTAACTGCTGTAATGTCTCACCAACAGTAGGTCCAGTTGTTCCTGTTCTTGCCCAAGCTGCTGTATCAAGCACCCCTTGAACAGAGAACGGATCTTCTACTTCCATTTCTGTTATTATACGACCTAAATCAAGACCTGTCAAGTTTTTTTTGTATAATTCTCTATAAATTATTAATGTTCCGTCAAGTCTGTCAACTGCTCCCCATAGACAACAACTCTCAGATGAGTACCCATAATCTATTCCTTTAACTCGTTCCCACACTACAGGAAGAATAAAAGGAGGGATTACGTGAACAGTTGGATCAAATTCAACGAAGGCAGCGCCTTCAGCTACATCCCAATTGCCCTCTAAGAGTTGTCTGCGCTGGATAGGTGGAAGCGCTTTAAGCATTTCTTCGTAGCGACCATCTTGAGCTAGATAAGGATTATCATCTAATCTTGCTGGTATAAATTTACGAGTTAGTCCATCTTTTCCTATAAAAGATTTATTAGGTTCTTCTGCTTCTACATATCTTTTTTTAACCCAATGTGCGCCAACTCCTCCGGGATTTGCAGTGCATCTAAGATAAGTCTCTATACTTGAATCAGTTGTTCTCAAACGAGATGCTAGATAGTTCCAACCGAACTCAGTAGGAAGATGAGTTATTTCATCAAAACCTATCCAAGAGTATGCTTGTCCTTGATAACGATATACATCTGCATCTCGCTCAAGGAATCCAAACTCTATCTTAGCACCGCTTGGAAAGTTCCATAGCTTTTCAACTTCACGAAATTTACAGCCCGGAAATGCTTTAGGATATAATTCACGAGATTTATCTATAAGCTCTCTTAACTCAGGCATAGATCTTCTTAGTATAAGCGCTCTATGTGCTTTCTTATGCGCGTATCGTAACGGATCTACTAACATGGCATAGGATTTACCACCACCTGCAGCACCACCGTAGAGAACATCTCGCTCGCTTGCTGCAAGAAACTCTGTCTGTGGTCCGTCATTCGGATGAAAGACTACGGATTCTTCGGGGTTGTGTTTAATGTGTGCTTGCGTACTTGGATTAAGTACTTCTAAGTCTGTGTCAAGAACTACTTGATTATCTGTTTTATTATCTAACTTATTAAGTACTTTCTTTTGTTGTTTTAAGTTAGTCTTGTGTGATTTAATTTGATTCTGAAGCTGCTTAATTCTTTTTTTCTTTTTACTAACAGAACGTCTAGCGTTCATCTTAGCTTTAGTAGCTGACGAATAATGATAATTAGAGGTTCTTCCTTTTGGTCTTCCGCCTTTTTTACGTGGCAAACCTGCTTTAGTTAATTTAAAAGTAACTCCGTCTTCTTCAAGTAAGTATTTCTCAGGATGTAAATCCCAGTCTTTCGTTTCTTGTGCCATATTTTTTATCTATTATTTTTTTTAAACCCATAGGTGTTATACTACGACCTGTGTGGTTCTCTAACCAATAACAACCGTCACGTAAAGAAATTTCTTCGTTGACTACCATTCCTTCGACAGCTTCGAGAGCTTCGAGTTCGTCTTCTATAGGCTCCATATACTTAGAGTCACTATCGTTTAGTCGATAGCCAAAAGGAATAGTAGAACTAGTTCTTCTTTTTAATATCTTTTTTGTTTTTTCTAATAAGCTTGTTGTCATTTTTTTTACTTTTGTTTAAAATTAATCCTTTAGGAATAATTATACAATCATCTGATGAGTTATTTTGTAACTGTCTTTCCCACTCTTGTTTGCGCCAAATCTTTGTCATTTAGCTTTTTTACTTTTAGCTTTTCTAGTGGGTTTCTTTATTACAGTTTTATAAGCTTCGTTCTTTTCAGTTTTAGGATCATCTTTTATGAAATGTCCTTTTTTGTTTCTAGCGCGTACTGTAAGAGTCTCAGCGCCAAGAAAGCTAGTTCTAAACCATTCACTCAAACCTATATACCAATAGTTTCTTTTTATACTCATTTTTATTTCCTCTTTATTTATTGTTGTTGTTTCCAGCAATTCAAGTTCGCTGCGACTGTTCTTCGCTCACCATCTCCAAAGAACGGATAGACCATGTGTTGCATCCAAGATGGGAACATTAATTGTCTACCGATCTTAGGTTGTAAAGATATTGACTGTGGTGGTCTTAATCTCTCAGTGTTCATTATCTCGTTGCGACCATACGTAAAAGCTAAGAAACCGTCACAAGCACCTGAGTCATTATAAAGACTGTAGTTCTTTTCGTTGCCTATTCCTGTTTCTCCTAGACTTCCTATTTGCTCTGGAACCATTGTCCAACAAGTAGTAGATATACCCATGATTGTTTTAGTGCCGTGATCATGTATCGGATTATAATCTCCTTCGAAACTATGCACTGACCACAGTTCATCAATGTCTACAGTGCGCGATTCAAACTGTGCGCCTATTATATTCGCAAAAGTATTGATGTATGTTGCTCCCATTGTTGTTATAAAGCTATAATAATCTTCTAAGCTTTTATGCTTGTGGTCCATTAAGAGTTGCTCACCTTGATGTATTTGTCCAACAAGTGTGCCAGCCAATGATTTCTTCTCTGCTGTTTCTTTGTATTCGTCTAAGTATTCGTTTAAATCATTAACAAGTTTTTTAGGTAACTGACACTCTAACATAACTACAGCAGGTAAGTTATGCACTTGTAAGTCCATCTTCTTAAAATCTAAGTCCACGTTACTTTTATCCTGCGTCTTTGTAGCTCTTTTAAGACTTTGTGTGTTTTCTTTGGTGTCGCATTGCTTGAATTTAAATAGTCAAATAGATCTTTCTTTGCTGTGGCTTTCATATAATGATGTACGATAGAATGCTTATCTGTGCGTCTGTCGTAAAGTCTCTCAGTTGGTTTGAATTTAATTGGCGGCATTCTTGTTTCTAAGTTTACGCTCGTTGTCTTCTTGACTGAGTTGTCTAAAGGTTGGTCGCATAACATTGTACATAATAAAAGGAATAAAGGCGTGAATAATTAAACACCCAACAAGCTTGAGTAATTTAGAAGCATAGCGCAGTGCAACAAACATATGCTGGAAATAAGATTCATTTACTTTTGATAAGTGCTTGTAGTTAATTTCCATTGTTATTTTGACCTCGTTCTTCATATTGTGTTCTTAGCCATCTAGTGTGTGCAAAATAATAAACTTCGAAGTGTTTGTAAGGTTCTTGACCGTGGTGTGATCGTTCATAACAGTTCTCATCGTATAGCCACTTACAGAAATCCATGAATGCTTTATTGTCTGCGTCTAGTTCCTTATTATTAGTCATTGTCTATTTCTACATCTATTATATTCTTAGCGGGTAGTATGAACACACCTCCGGTATTATTATGATTAACCTCTAAGCGTTCCTTTTTTATTACGCCAACACGATCCAAGATACTTTGCGCTGCTTGTAGTTTATTAGATATTTGCGGGATAGGTCTATCTGTTTTCATAATATCGACTAACTTGAATGCAGCTTCAGGTGCGCTATTCGCTAATACGTCTGTAGCTAGATCTATTATCTCATCTTTAAGAGCTTTAACTATTTGATAATGATTACCTGAGTATCCTGCTAGTTTAGCAGCTTCTTTCGGGTTACCGTTAGTCTCTATCAGACAGTCTAAGAACTTCTGTTGTTTCTCAGTAAGGTTTTTAGACCTCTTATTCTCTTGTAAGTATGTGTTTACCATCATATTTATCTATTATAGGACTAGTTTACAGGTTTGTCAAGTTATATTTTTTAAAAAAAGTGCTTGACAAAATGAATATTTGTGTGTATAATATAATTAAGGTAGGGCAGGGTTGATATATATAGATAAGCCCTCGTTAAGCCTTGTTAAGTGCGCAAAGTAAACAGCGCATTTATCTAGTATATGATCTATTTTTATCATAAAATATTTGATCACTACATTATATACCCCCCACCCCCTATGGCACCCTGCCCACCCCTTTGAAGTTATACACATCTTATCCACAAGGCAAGATACCTTACCATACTTTAAAAGACTTTGCAAGAACTTAATAAATCTAGTTGTTGTTTGAATACTACTACTTTAAAACTTGTAAAGTTATCCACAGGTTATTAATATTAAGAATCCCCAGCATACTTTAAAAGATTTGTCAAGAACTTTATGAAGTTTTTTCAAATATGTTG